TGGGTCTGAGAATCCGAAGCTGTAACGCTCACGGGCTTTAAACCGCATGTTACCAGTGTCGAAGTCTGCTTCCATGTTGGTCGAAAGAGCAGTCCGTTCAAAGTGAACAAATCCACGAGGCGCATCAGTCTTGATGAAAAACGCATCAGGGTCTGTGAAGAAGTCATTCACAGTATAGCCTTCAGGCAACATGCCCATAGACTTGATTGCGTTTGTGTCGTTGTCTGCTGTTCCAACACGCAGGTTGGAAACCATCAGACGCTCTGCAACAAATTGCAGTTGACGTGGAATCATCAACTTCATGCCGCGAAGTGCGACTTTCAGACCACGTTCGTCAACAAAACCAGCAATCTGAATCAGAGCGTCTTCCAAGGAAGTTTCGTTCAAATCCGCAGCAACTGTTGGTGTGTTGGCAAAAGTGCCACCGTTCGTCAGCGGGTGCGTAGTTGCACAGAGAGCAACACCATCACCACCAGCGGAAGCGCCAGCAGCAAATGCGTTGTTGAGAACCTGTGCAGCTTTAACCTGCTTAGAATGAGCCATTGAACGAGCGAGGGCGCGTGTGTAGCGACTGCCAAGGCGGTCGTACAGATTGTCCTCTATTGCTTCCTCAGTGATTGAGAATGCAAGCGCAAGGGTCTCATGGTTGTAACGAGCAGTGTATGCTTCGTTTGCGTCATCGAAATTAACAGCCGCACCTTCAGACTTTGTAGGTGCTGCGCCAAAACCGGATAGCATAACTTCTTCCTCAAACGCTCTATCTGAGGATTCGGTTGTGTAGATTTCCGAATGTTGGTTTTCGTAACGGTCGTATTCCATTCCAAACAATGCGTTTAGGCCGGGTTCTAGCTCTTTAGCCAGTTGTGCGCGTGAAATAGCCATGGGTCAGACCTCCTTTATACGCCGAGAGACGAAGGAGTACCCGCTGCAATACCACCATTGGCGGAATTAAAGCTTGTATTCAAACGTACTATTAGTGGGATACCAGCGACTGTGAAGTCTGAGTTATCAGGGTCATCTTGGACGCCAATAACACGAAGCTGAAGAGTAGCAGTGTTAGCAGAAGTATTCAAATCTGCACTTGCAGAAGCGATTCCTGTTGTATCATTGCCTGATGTGGCTGTTGCCATCCCGATGTTTTTAAAGACCATCGCCCGAACTTCCGCCTCAGTGTTTGCTGCTGCAACTACATTAGATGTCGCAATAGTAAACGTCTGCATTGGATTGTCGTATACGAACGCCGTGATAGGGAAGGTTGCATCTGCACCAGCCGCTGTACCTTGCCAGCTAGTCGAGAAGATTTTCTTACCATCTGATAGGCGGACAAACTCGCACCCCCAGAAAACACCCAAGAAAGCAACGTTACCACCAGCCGCAGCTTGCGCTACAGAGATAGTTCCACCCGCGATAGGTATAACAGGAGAACCCTGATACATTTTAGTATTGTTGTTAGACGCAATGCGGTACTGAGTTGCCCCAGTAGTGTTCGCACCTTGTCCGACGATTCCGATTGGGCGTAGCCCAAACGATCCGTTAGAATTGGCCATAATAGCACCTCAAAGTTATTCGGAGTCTCGTCTTGATCCCCCGAAGGATACACGACTTTGCCGATTATTAGAAATCGGCATTGAAGGATGTTGTTCCTTCATCAAATCCTGATCAACTGCTGCCATTTGTTCGCGGGTCCGGTTCCCGTAATACGCGGATCGTTCTTGGGCGGTCTCTACAGGTATACGACACAGCATCAATCCACCTTGTCCGATGACACCCTCAAATCGACCTTCGTCAATCGTAGCGGTCTCATAATCAGGGTACTCGTCCTTACGAACAGGTTCCCATCCTTCGCGCAGCTTGGTGTTGACATTCATCTTGTCCTCTTCACCACGCATTGCGGTTCGGACCCAACGATGCACATAACCCGCAGGGGGCTCTGGCGCATCAAGGCGACTGGGCGGTGCCCATGGTTTACGGCGCGTTTCTGTATCGCGGGTTGCGTTCTCACGCGGTTTTCTATCAGCCATTATATCAATCCTTCACAAATTTTGCATATTCTTCAAGCGGTACGTTTAAGCGTTTCGCCATCGCAATCTGTGACGGTGACAGTTTTACCGACCTGCGCCCCTGTTTTGTAGATGTGCGGGAAGCTGAAGCGCCAGCGGGTGCGACCTGTGCTTCTCCCGATTTTCTCGCCTTCTGGAACTTGTGTGGAAACTCAGTCCGAAGGCGCTTATCCACTTCACTATAGTAGTCTTCGGTCATCGGGTCAAACCCTTCTTCCTCGACCATTTGTTTGTGGATACCAAATGCAGCATACGTCATAGTTGTATCAGAGCCAAACCACTCATTTTTGGAAGCCCAATCTTCGGCCCGAGGGTCTGCTTTTGGCGCTACCGCTTGCTGCTGTTGTTGTTGTGGCCGCTGTTGTTGTGGCTGCTGCTCTGGTTCAGTCTCACGCTCTAAACGGTTTTTCGCCATCCGAACACGCTCTTGATCCAAAGTTGTTTTTGACAACAACTCCTGTGCCGCAATCAGCGCATCCGCATCTCCACTCTCATGAGCCTCACGAAACTGACGTTTCGCAGATTCATTTTGAGCAAGGACTCGGTTTTCCTCAGAACTAACATAACCCTTATCCAAGTTTTTAACCTGAGACTTGAGCTTGTTATTCTCTTCCAGAAGCTGTTGCGCCAATCGTTGCGCCTCAGAACGATCACGTTCTTCCTTGCGGTACTTTTCTGTTAGCTTTTTAATCCGAGTCTGAACTTTGTTACTATAGCTATCAAGTTCATCATCGCCGCTTTCATCAGCTTTCGCCCTCTTTGAGGATGGCTCTGGATCAGGGTCTGACTCAACTTCCGTTGACTCTACCTCAATCACCACTCCCTCGTCTTCTGTGTCCTGTACGTCTTCTTTTTCGTCAGCCATTGTGTGTCCCTCTAAACCTGTTTGATGTCATCAGGTTCAAGAATTGTAGCGATAACTTCGTCATCATTAATGATACGAACCTCACCACCATCTATCTTAAACCGTGACCCTGAGTATCGACCGATACAAACCCATTGACCTTGTTTGCACCATGGGTCCGAATCCACGCCAAACTTGTCAGGGTCCTTATAAGCCAACGGGCCGATCCTAAGAACATAAGCAACAACCGTTGCTACTGCCTCACGGGCCCGTACTTCATCAGGGATGTGTAAACCGCCCTGCGTTGTAACTGCGCCTTGATAGGGCATTACAAGCAATCTCCAGCCCGTAGGCTGTGGAAGGCGGTCGAGGAGGGGTTTGTCTAACAGAGAAGGGTCAAGCACCTTGTCCGTTGGATTTACATACGCGCTACTAACATCGGAAGATTCAGCGGGAGCCGCTTTCTTTTCCTTGTTTATCTTCTGCGCGACATGATCAGGAAGATATAAATTCTTCGTCATCGTCAGCGTTATTCTCCAGCAGGACTTTTAATTCCTCACGAGCGTAGGTCAGGCCCCGTATCTCACCCACCATGAGTTTATAATGCTCCCAGTCTTTAGCAGCATCATACCCAAGCGAACTTGCAATTTCTTGTTCCCTCGCTTGGAGCAACTTGTACATATGTTTTGCGAAATCAACAACATCCATGCGTAAGACCAGTATGGATGTTGTAAGTATTTGTCAACTGTCTGTATCCTCTTGGTAAATATTGTTGAATATGCGGTTCACATCCAACGTATAATCCAAGTCAGACTTTGAGTAGTGAATGTGCTGGGAGGGTCTGAAATCAGGGGCACCCTCTCCGGTCTCAAACCAAGCAGGATGAGTGACACGAACTCGGTTGTTGGGTAGCGCAACGATGTTACCCGTATACTCCCCAGCATCCAGCAGTTCCAACACATGACTCTGCTTGTGCTGCGCGGGGTCATCCGCAATCTCACTGTCAGTGTAGTCCACTGTGAACATATACTTGGCTGGATAGAACTCACTGTCTATCTTTGCCATCCACGGGCAAGGAGTTGTTCTTTCCATTTGATACACCGCATGTGTTCTGGAAGAACAATCCCAAGGCTGGGCCGAATGCACAGGCATTGGTTCAGGCCATTCCTCGTAAGGAGTATCCGCAACCAATGCCGTTATGGGCATTCGGGCCCACATTGCCCCGCCATGCACGTTAGGATCGCCATTGATGTCCGCCTCGCACCCCGTGAAGATAACCTGAAAACTCAAGCACCTGTTGGGCATTGTGGTGACAGCAATCGCCATCGCGTGTAAAAACTCTCCGTGATACGCATCATGATTATGTGTGTACTCACGCCGCACCCAACACTTAAAGTGTGGAATGTTACTTTGTAAATATGGCATCTATTTTAAAAAGTCCCCTTAAAGCCTGTTCCTGAAACTTGCGCTCCGCCAGCCCTGCCGCCTTTAGACATGCCTTTAGATTTCATGCGACCGCCGTTTTTTGCGTACCCCATTTTATTTCTAACGCCTGTAGGAAGTTCCTTTAGACCAGCTTGACCCGCCGTAGGTTGTTTCATTTGACCGCCTACTGCTGCGCCCTTGGCTTTCATGCGACCGCCTACTGCTGCGCCCTTGGCTTTCATGCGACCGCCTACGGCTGCACCCTTGGCTTTCATGCGACCGCCTACTGCTGCACCCTTGGCTTTCATGCGACCGCCACCTTCATATGATTGCGGTGGTGTATCTGTACGTCTGCCGGGTGGGAAGCCTTTGTCTTTTTTTGTAATGAATCTATTTCCACCAGTGATAGCACTCCTGACAGCCTTTTCTATGGCATTACGACGAGAGCCTGTATCACCCTGATCATCTTCCATGGAAACTTTGCTTGAGGGCAATTGATTATTTGTAACCATAGACCGTTTGAACCCGGGTTTTTTGTTTTGTGCTAAACGAGCCTCCAACAGTTGCTTGCGAGTGCGGGGGGGAGGATCACCCCGTTTCTCTTCCGGTGTTTTTTCTGTCACGGTACGCTTGGGTGGTTTAGATTTTCTACTGTCTGGCATGGTACTATCCTTTATTCCATCAGTTCAAAGTGAGGCGCGTCGATAAACGGGCGTCTACCCTGCGACCGCCGAGTGTCGATATACGAGTTCATAGCATCTTCTGCTGAGTCGTTCCACTCTCCTATGGACGGGATAGTCCACGCTGCGCCCCACCGGAGTTTAACCCCCGCCGCGGCTGCTCCCTCTTTCATGGCATCCGCTATCTCATCGTAAAGATTCAACTCCCAACGCCCACCATTGCAGTACGCCATAAGGTCTACCGCGTTGCCATCAATGTGTTTACTTTTCATTGTTTGCGAGGCCCCTTTTGCGACCAACGCCTTCTGCTCGTCCATCGTTCTCAACCCACAGATGACACTGAAGTCCTGTTTCGTAACGCTGATGGCGTAATTCACGACCGTTACCAGCCTTTCGTCCACACCTTCTAGGTTTGAGACGCTTCGGTTTCCTAGCTTGT